GTCAAGTCCGTGAATTGCTTTCAAGTCCTGTGCAAGTTCCATTGTGTACTCAGCTTTAAGAGCACGTGAAACCGCAGTAACCGTGGACTTCTCGATTGAGAAAGCCATTTCTGCGAAAGCGTTAGTAGCAGAATCACCCAATGCCTCGGACTGAGCCGTAGTCATACCAGTTGCAGAAACATAAGTTCCAGCAGATGGACTGTCATTAAGAACAGCAGGGTTAGTTTCAGTTGCACCAACATCACCACCACCAACAGTACCAGCTGCATTTTGGTTAGAGATATCAGGCATTGACTCGTCAACAAGTGCTTCTGCACCGTCTTGAGAAGTAAAGCATTTTGGTTAGAGATATCAGGCATTGACTCGTCAACAAGTGCTTCTGCACCGTCTTGAGAAGTAAACGTAGAACGCATTGCAAAGATAAGACCAGTTGGCCCTGTCATTGGTTGCACACCACATACGTCATATGCAATGAGGTTAGGCATTGCACGGCGAACTAGAGAGATCAAAATTGGATCCCACATGTCCATTTGTCCACCACCAGTAGAGTTGGTTGGAGCAGTTTCCGAAAGCATCATTTTGTCTTCACGCAATGCAGCTTCCTGATTTTCTAAGATAACGGTAGTAACAGCACGCTTATAAGAATCCTGAATCTTTGGAAGATCAGGGTGTTCTAGGACTGGCTGCCACTTTTCTTGTAGATGTTCTGTCTGAAACATTTTGTTTCTCCTTTATTTTACATCTGTTTTATAATATTATGCACTCGCCTTTTGATCACGACTGATAGCCGACATATACCTCTTCATGGTGTCAGTCGCATCAATGTCCTGAGCGGTGCTATCTTCTTCATTATCTAATGAATTCTCTTCACTAACTTGAACTTTTGGAAAATAACTTTCCTTCAAGGTATTAAGTTTTTCTTTGAAAGATTCTTGATTTCCAAACTCAATATCTTTAGTTAGTGTTTCGAATTTTTCAATTTCAGTATCGGCAAGATCAGAAGAAACCTCTGACATTACCTGTTCCCGAACTAAATTGTCTTTGACTACTTTAGTCTCAACACTTTTTTCAATCTCTTCATTAAGTCGAGATTCTAGTTCAGCAATCTTTTCACTTTGTGCTTCGAGAACGTCATATTTCTCATCAGGCACATCGATGTAATGGTCTTCAAAAAGTTGTTTCAGTCCAGAGATAAAGTCTTCTGCAATCTCACCTTTAAGTCCTCGCTCGATTGCCAACTCATTCTCTTTAGTCCATTCTTCCACTACGTAGTTAAGATATGTGTCAACTTTCTCAGTCATCTCTTCTTTGAAAGTCTCCATGTCTGTTTCTTTAGACTCATTAGTCTCTTCAACAATACGTTCTACTTCTGAACGAATTTTTGATTTAACTGCGGCCTCAAAGATTGTTGCGGCTTTTTCTTTGAACTCTTCTGAAAGGTCTTCACCGTCAACCAATGCATCAACGTCTTCTTTAACATTGATGTTCTTAATCTTCTCTTCGATTTCTGCTTTCGCATCTTCAAGTTTTTGCAACTCAGCGGTAGATTCAGCATTATCTGCTTCTTCCAACTTAGATGCATGAGCGGCAAGCATTTCTTCAATATCACCTTTCTTCATCTTTGCGATATTTTCGATATGTTGTGCTTTAGTTAGTTTTGGTGCCTCTTCAAGAACCTCGTCACCTTCTGGTTCATGGGAAGCAGCAAGTTTTTGACTTTCGCCTGGCGTTGCTTCGCCTGAACTTCCTTGTTTCATTTTAGGTTCCTCTTTAGCACCCGAATTTTGGGCGTCTTTTGTTTCAGATGCAGCTGCAGATGCTTTCTTACCAATCTCTTTTTCAGATCGATCTTCTCCATCTACACCTTTCTCTACTTTTGCTTCTGGTTTTGCACCACCAAGATCATTACGTTCTCCGGCAACTGTTTCTTTCTTATCTGCACCAGCACTATTTGGTGCGTTTGATTTTGCAGTGGAAACATCATCAGCAGCATTATTAGAGCCGAAACCCTTATCTTTTGCCTTACCTAGAGGTTTTTCAGATGCTTCCTCTAATTCTGCAAGAACTTCCGCTTCAAGTTCTTCAATTGTTTGTTCTATCTCGGACATAGGATGTCTCCTTCTCTTTGTAATATTTATTTATAAATTAGAGTCTTTTAAGAAACTTTGCAAACTCCAAAGCTTCTACTTTTGCGTTTCTATTTCGTTTTTTTACGTCAAATTGTTTCTTTAGTTCGACAAGATGTGATTCTACAAGTGCGCCATTGTTCCAAACCCACTCTTTTCCTTCCATAACACCTTCAACAAAGGCGTTAGGTGCGGAAGGGTCAGCAACAATGTCAGCGGCAGTTGCAAGATAAAAATCATCTTTGACGTAATTTGCACCACCTTTTTGTTGTAAACTTCCCATCCCTCGACTCGATACACCTAATTTACATCCCTCATCCATAAGGGATTTCACAATTTCTCCCATAGGTGTAGACATAATCTTTGCCTCTCCTATGAAATTCTTTCCATCTCGCTTTAAGCTCTCAGTTAGGTGTGAAACTCTCTCTAAATTCACTGTTGGGCCGTCTGGATGTCCAAGTTCTCCATATGCCCTCTTCTGTTCGATAAAGTTCTTATTGTACTTATCGACTTCTTTTTCAAGTACTTCCATTGGATATATACGTCCGTTACGATTCTTAATATCTGCTTGTAGAAAAACACCTTTAATTTTGTAGTTTTTCTTACCGTCTTCTTTTGCTTCGGTAATATATTCTACTTCTTCTACAGCCTCTGAAAATAATCTTACTGTTTCCATATCATTTTCCTTACGTTATATTATCAAAACCTGATACTTTTTTGCATTTTAGAATAACAGTACCAGTACATGCACTATCATTTTCGATATAGATGTCACCAGTAATACCACTACCAGCGTTATTTGCGATTGAAGGTAAAGACTGACTACTCGCATTATAAGCGCCATTACCATTTAGTGTTAGTGCAGTTACGTTTGATGTAGCGTCCCATTCAATTTCTGTTACTGAACTAACAGTCCACTGACAAGCAACGATTGATACTCTAGGATCAGTAGCCGCACCAGCGAGTTCAGAAACATCTATAACCTTTAATGCGGTTCCGTTTGTTCCTGTAATTGTGTGCTTTGTGACAAGTTCAAAGTCTGAATCTACTAATGTCTGTGTTGCAATAGCCATTATCTACTCCCTAGATTGATAACATTTCTTTTTCAAAATAATTCATTAATTCCTTTTCAGGCACTCTAAATTTTTTTGAAACATTCGTGATTGTTTTTTCGAAACTATTTAGGAAATCTGAAGGTTTAGAATCCATAATTTTAAAAATATCATCTACAGCATTCCGCATTTTAGGTGATAATTTTTTATATTGTCTGGATTTCCTATGTTCATCTCTCTCTACAACTGTAGATTCGTATAAGTTATCGAACTCAATCATCTTCTTCCACTGCCTGTGGTAGTGAACTGACAAATGATTTCGCATAATCTCTACGTTTTACTTCCAAAGTTTCTCCAACTTTGTCTGCAATTGAGGATTTAAATGCATCTTGAGCTTGAACATTGTCTCCCGACATAACTGCATCTACAAATTCTTTACTCATTTTTTCTTTCCTTTCTTCAATATGAGCTCTGAATCAATTTCTTGATCATCGACCTCTGGTTCCTCTTTATCTTTGTCAAATTTTTGTGCATCATCTGGTTTACCATCGTGTTCTGGATCGTCTGGGTCTACACCACCAACAGATAGTTTAACTCTGTCTTGAGCAGACATTTTCGGATCAATAGGTTCATCACCTGGCCCAATCGGAATACGATTGATACCATCTCCACCTGGCGGTAGAATAATTCCACCATCCATAGGATCGGTTTCTGTCTCTTTCTTAATCTGATCACGCATTTGTTGTATATCTGAATCATTCATATGTAATACTTTCTTCAATACATATTCTTTACTGAAGAATGTACCAATATAAGGTTCAACAGAACCTAATTGTTGAAGTCTTTCTTCAAGTAACTCAGACTCTTTAAGTGCCGCAAAGTGTCCATCCTCCAAGAAGTCATATGAAATATGCTCTTGTATTAGAGGCCAATCTTCTGGAGCAATAACACCTTTAAGGAGTAAGTTTGTTTTGAGAACGTCTGTGAATAGGGGAGTGAACTTCTTACGAATCCGTTGTACGAACTTTGTAAACTTGAGTTCATCTCTTGTAATTTCTGTAGATCGACCCAAAGAGAATCCTGATTCAGATTCGAGTCGTGATATCGGCACGTTAAGTGAACGATATAGTTTTCTTTGAAAGTAGTTAATGTCATCAATTTCTCCAAGATTTGAACCGCCAGGCAATGTAGAAATCTCTGTACCTCGACCACCCTCTCTTCGTGGGAGCCAGAAATCTTCCAACATAGACATATGATTACGATCATCACGAATTTCACCAGTTTTCGCATCATATACCATCTTATTGCGGTATCTGTTCATAACGTCTTTAAGATATTGTTCTGCTTTAACCTTTGGTAGATTACCAACGTCAATGTAGAATATACGTCTTTCGGGCGCACGTGAGATACGATAGATAACAAGTGAATCTTCGATCATACGTAATTGATTAACAGGTTTGATTGCTTTGTGCAGATACGATAATACCCTACCAGTATTTTGGTCAATTATTCCAGACGGCACGTATGCGATAGAATCAGCCGCAATCTTAATTCCTTGGTTTGCACCCGTTCCTGCCATTCCAGCACTTTGAATTCCTTTATTATTATAAATGAAATAATCAGTAACTTTTGTGATCATTTCTATACCAGTTTTAGGATCAACTTTTTTATCGTTTTCTCTAACTTTTTTTACTTTTGTTGCTTCAAGATAACGTAATTCAGATATGCCCTTACGTGGGTTTTTCGTATCAATAATTTTTTGATAATACAATCGACCATCAACATACCAGCGCCTAAAAATATCATGGCCCTTTACATTAAATTCAAGTAATCGAAGCACTTCTTCGAACTCATCTCTAATCTTACGTTTAATTTTATCTGAAAATGGTACTTTATCCAATGAAATTTGCACAGGAACATCTTCCTGATTTGCA